CACTTTCCCACTTTTTTCTTTAATTAGTGTGAAGAAAAAATGTAAAAAATATATATAAGTGGCGAGAAAAAGTGGGTTTTTGGCCAAAGCCTGATTTTCCTCAAAAACTCTGACTTTCTTTTCGTGTGTGAGTGTGATATACTAAGCTTGCGACACAATTAAATCTTCTTATCCGCTTCACTATGGGAGAATTACTTGGCAACAAGTGTTTCTCTCTTAACTCGTTATACCCATAGTGGTGGTAAGAGGATTGTGTCGCAGCAATGAGAGATGCGCTTTTGCAGGGTGCGTCTCTTCGTTGGGGCGCACCTTTTATTTATTTTTCCGAAAGGAGTGGAATTGGATATGGGAAAAAAAGAAGATCCTGTCAATGCCGGTGGCGGTAATTTGGCACCTATCATAGCCGCTGCCGCAGCAATACTACCCCTTGTCAGACCTGCTGCCGATGCAGCCTGTGACTTTGCTGAGAGAACGATAGAGGAACGCAAAAAACTTGTGTCCGTGCCACCCTTGTATTCTAAAGGATACGCAGTGTCCTACTCACAAGCTGTGGAAATTTTGGAAGGATGTGGACTGAAAGCCACACTTGTTAAAACGGTCCTCGCAGACGTTGACCCGAGATATCGAAATTGTTTTGAGTCACAAGTTATTAAGACAGAGCCCAAAGCAAAGAAAAAAGTTGTTTCGGGGACTGTGGTCAAAGTTAAGTGCATAACGCAAGAGGTTATTGACGCGAGCCAACAAAAGTTTGACAAACTTGAGCAGCATCGGCTTGACCAAAGAGAGCGCACGAAGAATACTTTATCCAACGCAATCGACACTGTGAAACATGGCGCTGTAAAATTTGCTGCTCTCAGTCATGCGAATAAAAATAAAGAGGAGACCGATGAGTAGAAATGGTGGAAAAAAGCGCGGGACTGCCGGCCTAATTTTGGATGTGATACTTACTTGTTGCACCGGAGGTCTGTGGTTGATTTGGATTCTCATTCGCTATCTGAGAAACAATAGCTAAGAGTATAATTTATATTTGCGCACGTTTAGCAATGTCCTTTATGGAAGAGACCTAATTTGAAAGGAGAACCATTATGGACATTACAAGAAAAATTGCAAAGGCAAGATTTCAGTATCACACAAATATGCTTGATATCTGCAATGTGCTGAACCAAATCGGCATCTTGAAAGATGAGAAAGCAGAAATGGCGATGAAGAATCATGCGATGAAATCTTTTGATTGTTTGGAAAGAATGGGATACGATGTAAAAGGATATCTTAGCCAAAAGGAAGAGCCCTAACAAGGCTCTTCTTTTTTATGCCCTTTTTGGCTTCCGCAGAAAAAACAGGGTCTTTTATGGAGAAGAGAGAGATGTGTTACACATTTCCCTCTCTCCATTTTATTTTTTGTCGAAAGGAGGTCATTTCGTGGCCAGAAGTTCAAGACTTGAGAGCGGATTTCAAGACCGTTTAATCGAGTCGTTGAAAGCGTTGTTCCCTGGATGCATGGTTTTCAAGATGGACCAAATTCAGGGGCTCCCCGATCTGTTGATTCTTTATGGCGAGAAGTGGGCCTCCCTCGAATGCAAGAGGTCTGCGACAGCTAAGAAGCGCCCAAATCAGGACTACTATGTCGAGAAGATGAACGATATGTCATTCTCTCGCTTTGTGTGTCCGGAAAATAAAGAGGAGGTATTGAATGAACTTCAACAGGCATTCCAACCTTGAAGGTCAGCACGCCTTCCTTGGTGCAAGTAAGTATCACTGGATCAATTACACCGATGATAAAATCGCGGACTCCTATGTGAGATTTCTGGCAACACAGAAAGGAACTGTTCTTCACGCATTCGCCGCTCAGTGTATTCTTTTGGGGCAGAAACTTCCCAAGTCTCAGAAGACTCTGAACATGTATGTGAATGACGCTATCGGTTATAAGATGACGCCGGAACAGATCCTCTACTATTCCCCGAACTGTTTCGGAACGACCGATGCGATTTGTTTCCGAAATAATTTTCTTCGCATCCATGATTTGAAGACCGGAGAAATTGATGCTCACATTGAACAGTTGGAGGTCTATGCCGCTCTGTTCTGTTTGGAGTATCATATTCGTCCAGCCGACATTGAAATGGAACTGCGTATCTACCAGCACGACCAAATTCTGTACCATAAGCCGACTGTTGAGGATATTCTGCCAATCATGGACAGGATCATCACAGCCGATAAGGTCATCAACAAAATTAGAGAAGAGGAGGGTTAAGCTATGGATCTCGTAGAGGAAGATATTCTGATGCACTATGGCGTCAAACGGCGCTCTGGGCGCTATCCGTGGGGTTCCGGTGATAACCCTTACCAACATGGCGGCGACTTTCTTGCTCGCGTTGAAGAGCTTCAGCGGCTCGGCAAAACTGAAAAACAGATTGCTGATGAACTTCATCTTTCGACGACTGACTTGCGGATGCAGGTTCGCGTCGCAAAGCATGAACGCCGTGCTCTTCAGGCAGACCGTGCCCGTTCTTTGCGGGAAGACGGTAAGACGCTGGATGAGATCGCCTCAATCCTCGGTTATGCGAATGACTCTTCTGTTCGCGCACTGCTGAATGAGAATACGGCAGCCAATAAGAATAAGGCGCAAGCCACGGCAGAGATTCTGAAGAAAGAGCTTGCGGAAAAAGGAGCCATTGATGTAGGCACCGGCGTTGAGCGTCAGCTTGGCGTTTCTACCGGTGTTCTTCAAGAGGCTCTTTTCATTTTGGAAACCGAGGGTTACAACCGCTATGGCGTTGGCGTTCCCCAGGTAAACGACCCGAAGAAACGCACAATCACTCCCGTTATTTCCGTTCCTGAGATCGACCAGAGAGAGGTTTATCAGAACCTTGATTTGGTGAAGTCTGTTGGTGACTACCATTCTACTGATGGCGGCGAGTCTTGGGACAAGCGTGAGTATCCGGCGAGCATTGATTCCAGCCGTGTGAAGATCCTTTATGGCGATGAGGGTGGCGCACTGAAAGACGGTGTTATTGAGATCCGTCGCGGCGTTGCTGACCTTGATTTGGGAGACTCTCACTATGCTCAGGTTCGTATCCTTGTGGATGGTACTCATTACCTCAAAGGAATGGCGATGTATTCTGACGATATGCCCGATGGCGCAGACATTGTCTTTAACACCAACAAGCATACCGGAACGCCTAAGATGGATGTTCTGAAGAAAATTCAGGATGATCCCGACAACCCTTTTGGGGCCTTGATTAAGGCTAATGGCCAGAGTCACTATATCGACGTCGACGGCAATGAGAAGCTTTCTGCGATCAACAAGCTGAAAGAAGAGGGCGACTGGGACAAGATGAGTAAAAATCTTTCTTCCCAGTTCCTTTCCAAGCAGCCCATCCAGCTTATCAAGAAGCAGTTGGATTTGACTTACGCTGATGCTGCTGACGAGTTCTCGGAGATCTGTTCGTTGAACAACCCCACCGTAAAGCGGAAGCTCCTGTTAGACTTTGCGGATGAGTGCGACTCGGCTGCTGTCCATCTGAAAGCGGCTGCTCTCCCTCGTCAGAGCACGCAGGTTATACTACCGCTCAATGCGATGAAAGAGACCGAGATCTTTGCCCCGAACTATCGTGATGGCGAAAAGGTCGTGCTAATTCGCTATCCGCATGGTGGTACCTTTGAGATCCCTGAGCTTACGGTCAATAACAAAAACCCGACTGCCGTTTCCGTTCTCGGAAAGAACATTCGGGATGCTGTGGGTATCAACCCTAAGGTTGCAGAGCGTCTTTCTGGTGCTGACTTTGATGGCGACCAGGTCGTTGTCATTCCGACCGGTGGGAGGGTGAAAATCCAATCTACCCCCGCCCTTAAGGATTTGAAAGACTTCGATCCTAAGACTGACTACTCAACTGAGGGCAAGACTGGCATTCGGCTCCTTGCAAAGGGTGCTGCTACACAGAGACAGATGGGTGAGATTTCAAATCTCATTACTGACATGACTCTGAAAGGCGCTACTGAGCCTGAGATCGCAAGGGCGGTCAAACACAGCATGGTTGTCATTGATGCGGCCAAGCACAAGCTCGACTACCGGCAGTCTGAGAAAGACAATGGTATCGCCGAGCTCAAGAAGAAGTATCAAGGCTTTGACGACGAGACTGGTCACCATGGCGGCGCCTCTACCCTCCTATCCCGTAGAAAGCAGGATGTTGAGGTACCGGAGCGTCAGGGCAGCGGTGTTATTGATCCTCTGACAGGAAAAGTCGTTTACAAGGAGTCCGGCAGGACTTATGTGGACCCCCGTACCGGAAAGACGGTAGCGGCAACCACTAAGGTTAAACGCATCCTCGCAGTTGATGATGTTCGTTCGATGTCTTCTGGAACGCTTCAGGAAGAGGCCTATGCCGACTATGCCAACAAGATGAAAGACCTTGCCAACAAGGCCCGTCTTGAATACAAGGCTACCCCTACTCTGAAGCGCTCTGCCAGTGCGGCCAAGGCCTTTGAACCCGAAGTGAACCGCCTTATGGCTGCTCTCAAGGTCGCACAGTTGAATGCTCCTCTTGAACGAGAAGCTCAACGAATTGCAAATGCTCGTGTAAAAGCAAAGGTTCAGGCAAACAACATTACTGACAAAGATGAGATTTCCAAGATCCGTCGTGCTGCCATCAGTGATGCCAGAAATTCTACTGGTGCAAGCGGAAAGCGAACTCGCATTACAATCAGCGATGGCGAATGGACTGCAATTCAGTCTGGTGCAATTTCAGACACAACCTTGAGCGAGATCTTGCGTTATGCCGAACCGAAAACTGTCAGAGAACGAGCAACGCCGAGAAGAACAACGCAGTTGTCCGATGCTCGCATTAGCAGAATCAAAGCAATGGCGAATTCTGGCCACACAAATGCTGAAATCGCTGAAGCTTTGGGAATTTCGACTTCTGCCGTTTCCAAGTATCTGAATTCATGAAAGGAAGTGAGAGAAAATGGCTCAATCATGCGCGCTAACTACGACAGATAATCCGTATGATCCCTTTACCCAGTACGATGCTTGGTATCGCTTTGATGAAGGCAAAGGCTATCACTCTTGCGCTTACCTGGCCCGTATAGCCAGGACTTCCGATCAGCTTTCAGATGCTGAAAACGAACAGGAACTTGAGCGTGCCATTGACGACATCATCAAATACGATCCCCTTGGGATCTACAAAAAAGTAAAAGCAGACACAAAGGATTCGCCTTCCGTGAGTGCATAAAGGCTTTAGCAGCCTCTTTCGCTCAAATCGGGAGGCTTTATCTTTTGCTCTGCTTTTACAACACGATAAGTTTTAACTCCAAGTCACCTTTTGCTTAGCGAGATTACCTTGCTTTCTAAAAGGTATAGGGGGGGTCGCAAAAACAGCACCCCCTCTGCATCGCGGCGGTCTTTGAAAATTCTCCGGGGGATATTTTTGAAAAATGTTTTTCGGGGTTGGGGCAGCCGACGGGAGTTTTGGGTGACGAGACAGGGTTTGAACGGGCCCACAGGGCTGATATTTCACCTCCTGATGTGTTCTTCTTTCCATGGAATTGCCACGACCGGGTCATGCAAGTGCTTTCTCTACCTCCATCTTTCATTTGGGGATTTCTACTTTCAACTTGTTCAGCCAGTCAGTTCTGTGGGTTCTTTCAAGCCCTGTCTCAAAGTCCAAATAAGTGATGCAAAACACAGTGAATACCATGATCAAACACAGCGAGAGGAGGTGGCAAGGATGGCAAAGGCCGCAAGATCATCTGAGAAAGTACCTAAATCCCGTGCGGCTCTTACTCCTGAAGCAAGAGAGAAGCAACTGATCGCCTTAGCCATTGATGTTGCCGAAGAGCAAATGCGCAACGGCACTGCTTCCTCTCAGGTGATTTCCCATTTTCTGAAACTCGGCTCCACCAGAGCCCAGATCGAAAAAGAATTGCTTGAGAAGCAGAGGGATCTTGCCGCGGCAAAGGCCGAAGCAATCGAGTCCTCCGCCAAGATGGAGGATCTGTACCTCAAGGCGGCCAAGGCTATGAAGAGCTATCAGGGGCAGGAGGACGAAGAGGATGAATATTAAAAGCTATTCAGAGCTTATTCTTCTTCCAACCTTTGAAGATCGCTTTGAGTATCTTCAGCTTGACGGCATCGTCGGAGAAACGACTTTTGGCTTCGACCGTTATATGAACCAGATCTTTTACAGGTCACTGGAATGGAAGAAGATTCGAGACACGGTGATTGCAAGAGATCTTGGCTGCGACCTTGGCATCGAAGGTCACGAGATATTTGGTCGAGTCATCATTCACCATCTGAACCCGATTCGGCAGAGAGATCTTCTGGAACGGACAGACATTCTACTCGACCCTGAGTATCTCATCACAACGACCCATGAGACGCATCAGGCAATTCACTACGGTGACAAAAATCTGTTGCTCACCGAACCACCTAAGCGGACAAGGAATGATACCTGTCCCTGGAAACATTAAACCAAAGGAGGAACCGACTATGCAGAATAATCCTCACAAGCAGGACATCATTCAGGAGCTTCGCGGTAAGCGTCAGGATGTGACGGAACTCTGCACTGAGGCAGAAGCGGTCAATGAGCCGCATACTGGCTCCGGCATTGTTACGGACTGTCTCTATCTGAATGTGCGTAAGCTGCCTGACATCAACGCAGATGTTGCGGTCGTCATTGACGCGCTGACACAGGTCTGCGTTGACTTGGATGCGTCCACGGAAGACTTTTACAAAGTTCGCACTTCTGATGGGGTCGAGGGCTTTTGTATGAGAAAGTACATTGCCCTTTCCAAGTAAGGAGTGCATCTATGGATACGACTGAAAGCATCCTGACATCGGTGAAAAAGCTTCTCGGAATTGACGAGAGTTACACTCACTTTGATGCTGACCTTATCATGCACATCAACTCTGTCTTTTCCATTCTTGGACAGATGGGAGTTGGCCCGAAGAAAGGCTTTGCCATTTCAGGGGCTGATGAAAAGTGGTCTGACTTTCTGGAGGATGACCCTGGTCGGCTTGCCCTTGTAAAATCTTATATGCACCTTAAAGTTCGGCTGCTTTTCGACCTGCCTACCGCTTCCTCTGCTGTTGACGCGATGAACCGTCAAATCAGCGAGTTTGAGTGGCGGCTTTTCGTGGCGGCCGATAATGCTGCAAGAGAGGAGGAAAGTCAAAATGGATGAACTTTGCCACTATGGTATCAAAGGCCAGAAATGGGGCGTTCGCCGTTTCCAGAATTCAGACGGCAGTTACACTTCTGAGGGAAAACGCCGCGCTCAGCAGCAGGAGAAGAAAGATCCTGTGAAAGAGATGAAAGATGAAGACCTTAGAAAGGCAATCAATCGGTTATCTCTGGAAAACAAATATAAGGATCTGACTAAAAAGCCGACCCCGCCCTCAAAGCTTGAGTCGACCAAGAAAGCTGTGGATGCCACTTCCGAACTTGTCAATCTGGCGAAGAAGATGGATCAGGACATCCGCAATGCTACGAAGAAAGAGCGGATGGACCTGATCAAGAAAACCGACAAGGAGCTTCGCGACCAGATCAACCGCGAGCTTTTGGAACGGCAGTACAACGATCTGTTTGCCAAGGAGTCGGTGTCTAAAGGCCGCCGCTATCTTTCCGATGTGCTTGACAACGCTGGAACGGTTTTGGCTGTCGGCAGCTCGGCTCTGAGCATTGCTCTCGCAATTCAGCAGTTGCAGAAGAAGGCGGGGTAATACTGAATGGCCCTGTCGAATACTGCTGTCCCCCGGTATTATGGAAAGTTTCGTGAAGCGGTGATTCGTGGTGAGATCCCTGTCTGCAAAGAGATTTCGATGGAGATGAACCGGATCGACGATCTGATCGCAAATCCAGGAATCTATTACGATGATAAAGCCGTTGAGGGCTGGATCAAGTATTGCGAGGCAGAGATGACCCTGACGGATGGTTCCGATCTTCACCTCCTTGACAGCTTCAAGCTGTGGGGCGAGCAGGTATTCGGCTGGTATTACTTTGTGGAGCGCACGGTCTATGAGCCGAACGCGGACGGACGAGGCGGGCACTATGTCAAGAAGATGATCAAGAAGCGGCTTGTGAACAAGCAATACCTGATCGTCGGACGAGGCGCCGCTAAGTCAATCTATGATTCGTGCATCCAATCATTCTTTGAGAATGTGGACACAAGTACGACCCATCAGATCACGACAGCTCCAACCATGAAGCTTGCCGAAGAGGTCATGTCACCAATCCGCACTGCCATTACAAGAGCCCGCGGCCCCGTATTCCAATTTCTGACCCAAGGCTCACTTCAGAACACGACCGGTTCGCAGGCCAATCGCGTCAAGTTAGCCTCGACCAAGAAAGGCATTGAGAACTTTCTGACCGGCTCTCTCATTGAGATCCGCCCTATGTCGATCAACAAGCTGCAAGGTCTTCGATGCAAGATCGCAACCGTAGACGAGTGGCTCTCCGGCGACATTCGCGAGGATGTTATCGGCGCTATCGAGCAGGGCGCTTCCAAGGTGGACGACTATCTGATCGTGGCCACCAGTTCGGAGGGTACTGTTCGTAATGGCGCCGGCGACACCATCAAAATGGAGCTTATGAGCATTCTCAAGGGGGATTATCCAAATCCGCATGTTTCGATCTGGTGGTACAAGCTCGACTCTGTCGACGAGGTCGGCTATCCGGAGATGTGGATGAAGGCGAACCCGAACATCGGAAAGACTGTAAGTTACGAGACTTATCAGCTTGATGTGGAACGCGCCGAGAAAGCGCCTGCCGCAAGGAATGATATTCTTGCCAAGCGTTTCGGACTGCCGATGGAGGGTTATACCTATTACTTCACCTACGAAGAGACGCTACCGCATCGCAAACGCGATTACTGGCAGATGGCCTGCGCGCTGGGCGGAGATCTTTCTCAGGGTGACGACTTCTGTTCGTTCACATTTTTGTTCCCGCTGCGTAACGGTTCCTTTGGCGTGAAGACCCGAAACTACATTACTTCCAGAACACTGAATAAGCTGCCCGCTGCTATGCGTAATAAGTACGAGCAGTTTATGGATGAGGGTAGTCTTGTCGTTTTGGATGGAACGGTTCTGGACCCGATGCAGGTCTATGAGGACTTGGACGAGTACATCGTTGCGTGTGGGTATGATGTCCGCTGCTTTGGCTATGACCCATATAACGCCAAGGAGTTTGTGGAACGCTGGGCGGCTGAGAACGGCCCGTTCGGCATTGAGAAAGTCATTCAGGGCGCGAAGACGGAGTCCGTTCCATTGGGTGAGCTGAAGAAGCTGGCCGAAGACCGGATGCTCCTCTTTGACGAAGAGTTGATGACCTATGCTATGGGTAACTGCATCGCCATGGAAGATACCAATGGAAACCGGAAGCTGATGAAGAAGCGGTATGAGCAGAAAATCGACGCCGTGTCGGCTATGATGGATGCCTATATCGCTTACAAGCGGAATCCGGAAGCATTTGAATAAGAAACGAGGTGGAACATGGATTTTTACAACAAGCCATCTCCGGCCTTGTTTCTGATGCATTACGGTGTAAAAGGAATGAAGTGGGGTGTCAGGCGCACACCAGAAGAGTTGGGTCATAAGCCGAAGCAAATGGTTGAAAAAACCACAGAACCCGGTATAATAAAGACAACTGTTTATGGGCATAGCGCCACCCCAAAGCAAGCTGCCCCGAATTCTATCGCAGATCATGTTCGAGATGACGGAAAGGTCGATGTACGCAGTTTTTACGATGAAGATGGTTGGAAAGCAAAAGACATTCATTTGAGCAACCACGGGAATCCGAAGCATCATTCTTTTGGCGAACATGGGGAGCACATTGATCTCTATGAGTGGAATGAGGATGGCAGTGTGAAACGCATTGAACGGCGTGAACTAACAGATGATGAGAGAAAGGAGAATGAAGACATTCTATGACTTTGAATGAACTGAAAGCCGCTATTTTGGAGAATGGAACGGGCATCTACTTTGAGTTTAACGGAAAAAAGTGTGGTGTTGAGCCTGAAGTTCAGGATTCCGTATTTACATTTACCATGTGGTATGGAGACAGCTTTAAGGACTATTCCGATTTCGATGAATTGCTGCTTGATGGTTTCTTTGATGGCAAGTCGATTGTCGATCTTCTTGACATCATCGAACCGAGTCTCTATTGAATTCAAAATGGAGAGCTAAATCATTTACCATGCTCCGCAGACTTTGAACGGTCTGCGGAATTTTTTATGCCATGAAGGAGGTGATGAGTTCCGAATGGAAATGACAGTTGCCACGCGGCTAAAGCACGCATGGAATACATTCATGAACCGAGATTCTTATGTTTCTCGGATGACGATTGGGCCGAGTTACGGTTATCGCCCCGACCGTCCACTCTTCAGCCGTGGAAATGAGCGTTCGATCATTACCTCGGTCTATAACCGTATTGCGCTGGATGTCTCATCTATGACCGTTCAGCATGTGCGGCTGGATGGCAGCGACCGATTCAAGGAGGTCATCGAGAGTGGGCTTAATAACTGTTTAACGGTAGAAGCCAATGTTGACCAGACCGGAAGGGCCTTTATGCAGGACATTGTTATGTCGATGCTTGACGAGGGCTGCGTTGCTATCATCCCTGTCGATACAAACTTTGATCCTGAGAAAACCGGCGGCATTGACATCGAGACGATGCGGACCGGCAAGATTCTTGAATGGTTCCCGCAGCATGTAAAGGTTCGCGTCTACAATGACCAGCGCGGTGAGAAAGAGGATATTCTTGTCCCCAAGAGTACCGTCGGCATTGTGGAGAATCCTTTCTATGCTGTCATGAATGAACCGAACTCTACGATGCAGCGGCTTATCCGAAAGCTGAACCTGCTGGACGCCATTGACGAGCAGAACAGTTCCGGAAAGCTGAACCTCATTATTCAGTTGCCGTATGTCATCAAGACAGAAGCACGTCGTCAACAGGCGGAATTGCGCCGACAAGATATCGAGAACCAGTTAGCCAGCTCCAAATACGGTGTTGCATACACTGACGGAACTGAGCATGTGGTCCAACTGAATCGCCCCGTCGAGAACAACCTGATGTCCCAGATCGAATACCTGACGAGTATGCTTTACAGCCAGTTAGGTTTGACCCAGGGCATTCTGGATGGCTCTGCCGACGACAAGACGATGCAGAACTACCTGACTCGAATCGTTGAGCCAATCCTCTCTGCCATTGTTGATGAAATCAAGAGGAAATTCCTCACCAAAACTGCTCGGTCGCAAAAGCAGTCCATCCTGTTCTTCCGAGATCCCTTCAAGCTGGTGCCTGTCGATAAGATCGCTGAGATGACTGACAAGTTCACCCGCAACGAGGTCATGACCTCGAATGAGATCCGGCAGAAGATCGGCATGAAGCCTTCTTCCGACCCAAAGGCGGACGAGCTGCGCAACAGCAATCTGAGCGCACCGGCGGAAAGCACGCCGGCATCAACACCGAAGGAGGACAACAATCAAAATGGAGAAGAAACTTAAGTACGACTTCAGCGGCTGGGCGACGCGCAACGACCTTGTGTGCAGTGATGGCCGCACCATTCGCCGTGATGCGTTTGCGCATTGCGACGGAAAGACCGTCCCCCTCGTATGGAATCACCAGCATGACGACCCGACCAATATTCTGGGCCATGCGCTGCTGGAAAACCGCGAGGATGGCGTTTACGCTTACTGCACATTCAACGAAACTGCTGCCGGTAAGGCTGCTAAGCTGATCGTGCAGCATGGAGATGTGGATTCCCTGTCCATCTATGCCAACGGCCTGAAGCAGCAGGGCGGAAATGTGATGCATGGTGACATCAAGGAGCTGAGCCTTGTGGTCGCCGGTGCAAATCCCGGAGCATTCATCGACTTTGTCGATCTTGCTCATGGAGAGGGCGCTGAGCAGGAAGTCATCTTCTGCGCCAACGAACCTATCACGCTCGCCCATGCAGATGAAGGCAAAGCTGATGACTCTGCCGATGACGGCAAGAAGTCTGCCGATGGCGACAAGAAAGACACCGGAGACGGCGACACCGTTGAAGATGTCATCAACAGCCTGACCGAAAAGCAGAAGACCGTTGTGGTTGCTCTGCTCGCCAATGCTATGGCCCACAGCGATTCTGACGACGATGATGGCGAAGAGAAGAAGGACGACGGCCACATCGAACATTCTGACAAATCCGAAGGAGGAGACAAGACTATGAAACACAATGTTTTCGAGAAGCCTGAGGACAATCAGGCGACCACCCTGAGCCATTCCGCTCAGACTGAGATCATCGCCAGCGCCAAGCTCAAGAGCGTCGGCACTCTTCAGGGGGCTATGAAGCTCTACGCCGAGCAGCATAACGATACTCTGAAGCACGGTATCGACGACATCGAGGCCCTGTTCCCCGAGTATAAGGATCTGCGCACCGGCGCTCCTGAGCTCATCACCCGTGACCAGGGCTGGGTCAATGTGGTCATGAACAAGGTCCACAAGAGCCCTATCAGCCGTATCCGTACCCGCAACATGGATGCCCGCGGCGATGATATCCGCGCGCATGGTTACCAGAAGGGCAAGAAGAAGGTTCCTTCCGGCAACATGAAGCTGATGAAGCGCACCACCGATCCGCAGACCATCTACATCACTGACTCCATGCACCGCGATGACATCATCGACATCACCGATTTCGATGTGGTCGAGTACCAGTACGGTGTGATGCGTCAGACTCTGCTGGAAGAGGTCGCTACCGCTATCCTGATCGGTGACGGTCGCGATGAAGCGGATGAGCACAAGATCTCTGAGGAGCATGTCCGTTCTATCTGGAATGACGACGATCTCTACACCATCCACTATGATGTGGACATCGAGGCTGCCCGCAACGAGCTTCAGGGTACCGGCACCGCTTCCCGTTTCGGCGAGAACTACATCTACGCCGAGGCGATCATCACGGCTGCCCTTTACTCCCGCGAGAAGTTCAAGGGCACCGGCACTCCCGACTTCTTCTGCACGCCGCATCTGGTGAATGTGATGCTGCTGGCCCGCGACACCAACGGTCGCCGCATCTACAACTCCAAGGCTGATCTGGCTGCCGCGCTGAACATCAACGAGCTGCACACTGCTGAGCAGTTCGAGGGTCTGGCCCGCACCGACAAGACTGGCAAGAAGCATAATCTGCTGGGTATCTTCGTCAACCTGAGCGACTACACCATCGGCTCCACCAAGGGCGGCGAGATCACCCGCTTCAACCAGTTCGACATCGACTTCAACCAGGAGAAGTACCTGATCGAGACTCGTCTGTCCGGCGCGCTGACCAGACTGTGGTCTGCTATCGCACTGGAAGAGCCCGTGAAGGCCTCTTCCGGCCAGACCGAGGATACCGGTCACGACGGCACCTAAGGGAGAAAATTCAAAATGGCAAAATTTTACGGACCGGTAGGCTATGCTGAAACGGTGGAAACGGCGCCTGGTGTATATGTGGAAAAGATCACGGAGCGGATGTACTTCGGAGACTTGACCCGTAACACCAGGCGTCTTCAGTCATCGGAAACGCTCAACGACGACATCAATGTTGCAAATGAGATCAGCATAGTCGCCGATCCGTTTGCCAACCAGAATTTCCACCGAATGCGGTATGTTGGCTTTATGGGGGCAAATTGGAAGATCTCCAATGTTGAAGTCCATTATCCAAGATTGATCCTGACGATCGGAGGTGTCTACAATGGAGAGACTGCTTCTTCAGAAGACGCTATCTGACATTCTTGGATGCCCCGACCGAGGCGAAAAGTGCCGTGTGTACTTTCAGCCTCCCGCCAGCAAGGAAATGATTTATGACTGCATCGTTTACGAGCGCAGCCGCATTGAGCCTACCTTTGCTGATAATCAGCCTTATGCACTTAATGACCGGTATCAGGTGACTGTGATTTACAGAAATCCTGACAGCGAGATCCCAAGCAAGATCGCGCTTCTTCCGATGTGCAGCCATGAACGCCACTATACCAAAGAAAACCTGAACCATGATGTGTTCAACCTATATTTCTAACCTTACAAGGAGGAAACAACTATGAGTAAGATCAAGTGGGACGAAGTTGGTAAGCGCCTGTATGAAACCGGCGTTGACCACGGTGTTCTGTTCCCGATGGGCGAGGACAATGCATACGGCAAAGGTGTGCCCTGGTACGGCCTGAGCGCCGTTAACGAGAGCCCCTCCGGCGGCGAGCCTAATGCCGTATGGGCGGACAACATCAAGTACCTGAACCTGATGAGTGCCGAGGATTTCGGCGCCACCATCGAGGCTTACACCTATCCCGATGAGTTCGAGGCCTGCAACGGCTGCGCTGAGATCGCCCCGGGTGTTACCATCGCCCAGCAGGATCGCAAGATGTTCGGCTTCTGCTATCGCACGCTGATCGGCAACGATACGGTTGGTACGAACTATGGCTACAAGCTCCATCTGGTGTACGGTGCGCAGGCTTCTCCCTCTGAGAAGAACAACCAGACCGTGAACGACAGCCCCGAGGCTGCCACCATGAGCTGGGAGATCAGCACCACGCCTGTGGATGTTCCCAATTTCAAGCCGACCGCGCATCTGGTTATCGACTCCACCAAGACCGACAAGGCCAAGCTCGCAAAGCTGGAGGAAATGCTGTACGGCACCGATGGCGACCAGGCCACCGAACCCACGCTTCCGATGCCGGAGAAGGTCATCGAGCTGCTGAAGGCTGCCGGCTGATCCACGGTACAAGAACTTATAAAGCGTGGCTCTCTTCACCGAGGGCTCCGCTTTCTTTAATTTTTGAAAGGAGAAAGCATCATGCTTAAGAAAACCATCGCTTATACCGATTACAACGGTACCACTCGCAAGGAGGATTTTTACTTCAACCTGACGCAGGCTGAGGTGACTGAACTGGAGGTCTCTGTTGAGGGAGGCCTGGTCGAAATGATCAACCGCATCGTTGCCGCGCAGAATGGCAAGGTCATCATCGAGACCTTCAAGGACATCATTCTGCGCGCTTACGGTGAGAAGTCTCCGGATGGCCGTCGATTCATTAAGAACCAGGAAGTCCGCGATGCCTTCGCCCAGACCGAGGCGTACAGCAACCTGTTCATGGAGCTGGCAACCGACGCTAAGGCCGCGAGCGAGTTCGTCAACGGCATCGTTCCTCCCAAGACGGAAAAGGCAGCCCAGGCCGATCAGAGTGCCGAAGCTCCCGCTGTTCCTGAAAACTGATGACAATGAGGACCGGCGATGCTGAAGATCACAGTGCCGGCTACCGAATTGTTTGACGGGGTCGGAAACTTTATCAACACCAAGGAGCAGACGCTTCAGTTGGAGCATTCGCTGGTCTCTCTTTCAAAATGGGAAGCCAAATGGCACAAGCCTTACTTGTCCCGTAAGGTGATGACCATAGAAGAGACGATCGACTACATCCGGTGCATGACACTGACACAGAATGTCGACCCGAATGTGTATAAAGCGATCACTCCATCAAATTTGAAGACGGTCACGGAGTACATTGACGCT